TATTAATAATTATTGTCGCATCTCTCATCCAATGCATGGGCTTATTCCATTTAAAACTTATCCATATCAGGATGATTTAATAAATGATTTTAATGACTTTCGCTTTACAGTAATTTTAAAAGCAAGACAGCTTGGCATCTCAACAATCTCTGCTGCTTATTGTGTTTGGTTTATGTTATTCCATAGAGATAAAAATATACTTGTGATAGCCACAAAATTTCAAACTGCTGCTAACCTTGTAAAAAAAGTTAAGAACATTATGCAGTATCTTCCGGAATGGATGAAGGTTGCAAAAATTAAAGTAGATAACAGAACATCATTTGAACTTTCTAATGGATCTCAAATTAAAGCAGCATCCACTTCAGGTGACGCTGGTCGTTCAGAAGCGTTATCTTTGTTAATTATTGATGAGGCCGCGCACGTTGATGGACTTGATAACTTGTGGACAGGTCTCTATCCAACACTATCTACTGGTGGTCGATGTATCGCTCTATCAACCCCTAATGGTGTTGGTAATTGGTTTCACAAAACTTATGTAGCCGCAGCTAATGGAGAGTCAGATTTTAAGCCGGTTAATCTGCCGTGGGATGTTCATCCTGAAAGAGATCAGGAGTGGTTTGCTAAAGAAACAAAAAACATGTCTCGTAGACAAATTGCTCAAGAGTTAGAATGTAATTTCAATACTTCAGGTGATACTGTAATTCATGCTGATGATATTGCTTGGTTACAACAAGAAATAAAAGAACCACAATATAGGACTGGATATGATAGAAATTTTTGGATATGGGAAAAGTTTCAAGAAGGAAACACTTATCTGCTTGTTGCCGATGTTGCTAGAGGCGACGGGGCTGACAATTCTGTTTTTCATGTGCTTAATGTAAACTCAATGTCAATAGTGGCAGAATACCAAGGAAAACCATCTTTAGATATGTACTCACAGATGTTATATTCTGCTGGTATGGAATATGGTAAATGTCTATTGGTTGTTGAAAACAATGGAATTGGAATCTCTGTTTTTGAAAAACTAAAAGATTTGGGGTATGATAATTTATATTACTCCATAAAATCAACTCATGAATTTGTAGACCCATCACAAGGAGAGTTTATGAGCAATGCTGTTGGCGGCTTTACAACTTCAACAAAAACAAGACCGCTAATTGTCGCAAAGCTTGAAGAGTTTATACGAAATAGGATAATAAAAATTCCATCTTCTAGAGCATTTGATGAATTCAGAACATTTATATGGAATAATGGTAAACCACAAGCCATGAGATCATATCATGATGATATAATAATGTGCCTTGCGATTACATGTTGGGTGCGCGATACGGCACTTGAAGCATCAAAAGCCGATGTAGAATACAAGAAAGCTATGATAGATGGAATGTACATGAGAAAGAATGTTATGAACACTACGATTAAAGGACAAGATGGGTATAAACAAGACTTCGAAACTAAATATAAAGAGCAGTTAACTAATGCGAGAAAATTTGCTTGGATATTTAAAGGATAATAAATGGCTAAAAAAGATAAAAATTTAGGTAAAAATCCCTATAACCAGAATAACAGTCTTTTTAAATCTTTAACTAGATTATTTTCTGGTCCTATAACACAAAGAAGAACACAGCATGGCCGTCAGTTGAGACGCAGACATTTAGATATGTTCTCATCTAGATTTACATCCGCGTCTGGAAAACAATTCAAAAAACAAGAATATAATCCCATGAATGTCATGACGGTGAATATGATTTCAAATAGAAATCGGGCCGAGCGTTATATAGATTTTGACCAAATGGAATATACACCAGAGTGTGCTTCTTCTCTAGATATTTATGCAGATGAAATGACAACTCATTCCGCGATTCAACCAATGCTTAGAATTAAGTGTCCAAATGATGAAATAAAAACAATTTTGGAAAGCTTATATCATAATATTTTAAATGTAGAGCATAATTTATTTGGTTGGTGTCGCACAATGTGTAAGTATGGAGATCTTTTTCTGTATTTAGACATAGAAGAAAAAATGGGAATTCGTGCTTGTATTGGGCTGCCACCACAAGAAATTGAAAGACTAGAGGGAGAAGATGAGTCTAACCCTAATTATGTACAATTTCAATGGAACTCTGGCGGTATGACTCTAGAAAACTGGCAGATAGCCCACTTTCGTATTCTTGGTAACGACAAACATGCTCCCTATGGAACATCCGTGTTGGAACCTGCTAGAAGAATTTGGAGACAATTAACCCTCCTTGAAGATGCAATGATGGCATACCGTATTGTTCGCGCACCAGAAAGGCGTGTATTTAAAATTGATGTGGGCAATATTCCCCCGCAAGACGTAGAGCAGTACATGCAAAAAGTTATGACTCAAATGAAACGCCATCAAGTTGTAGATCCCAAAACGGGTCGCCTTGATCTAAGATATAACCCTCTTTCAATTGAAGAAGATTATTATATTCCTGTTCGTGGAACATCAAACACATCCATAGAGCAGCTTGCTGGTGGTGCTATGACCGCAACAATTGAAGACGTAAAATATTTGAGGGACAAGTTGTTCTCCGCACTTAAAATACCACAATCATATCTTACAATGGGCGAAGGAGCTCAAGAAGATAAGACAACATTAGCGCAAAAAGATATAAGATTCGCAAGAACAATTCAAAGATTGCAAAGAGTAGCAATTTCAGAACTTGAAAAGATTGGAATAATTCACCTCTTTACAATGGGATTTAGAAATGATGATCTACTATGTTTTAAACTAGGACTAAACAATCCTTCAAAAATAGCAGAACTACAAGAGCTTGAGCATTGGAAACAAAAGTTCGATATCGCCGGTGCTGCTACAGAGGGATATTTTTCTAAAAGATGGGTTGCAGAAAATTTACTTGGTCTATCTCAAGATGAGTTTGTTAGGATGCAAAGAGAAATGTTCTACGATAAAAAGTTTGCTGCTAACCTAGAAAAAGCCCCAGAACAAGCTGCTTCAGGTGCTGCTCCAGCCGCAGGTGATGCCGGTGGCGGCGGAGGAGGCGGAGGTCTAGACTTGGGCACTGGCGATGATGCTGGAGGTGGTGGTGATTTAGGTGGTGATGCCGGAGGCGAGGCTGCTGGGGACAAGAGCCCTGGTGCCGAAGGGGGTGATGCAAAAGATGATGTCCTCCTGGCTGAACCACCCGCTAAAGTTGATGACGAACCTTCTTATAAAAGAGGTAAATACAAGAGACATCAATCTAACTATTCAAAAGGCGGTAGAAGAAAAAATTTAAAAAATCAAGCCACCGGTGAATACGGAAATACATATAGATCTGTCTTTCATGGAAAATCTGGTTTTGGTGGGCTAGATTCTATCGCTCGCGGTATAACGGAAAAAATTAGTCAAACCGAAGAGGAGAAACTATTTAGTACATCTCAACAAGTTGATGTATTAATAGAGAGTTTATTAAAAAGGGTAAAAGAAGATGAAACTAACTGAAACTAGAATTAAACAAATTATTAAAGAAGAAATTGATGCAATGGATGAAGCAATAGAACCAATGACCTTAGTAGCAGGAGGGGTCGGTCTTTATGCATTATATAAATTTATTTTTGGTAGAGAGCCAAACACAGAAGAAGATTTGAATAGAGTTCGTGAATATGTTAACCAGTTACAAGCGAAAGCTGATGCTGGAGACGATATATATAAAAATATGCCAAGGCCACCAGAACCTCCAGGAGAGGAACAAAGGAAAGCCAGAGCTAGACAGAGACTTATGCGATTAAAACAAGACCGTGAAACGTAGGAGAATATAATGAAGCACAATAAGAAAAGAAATACCGCTTTTCTTTACGAATCATTAGTAAAGGAACTAACAAAATCTATTATAAGACAAGCAGAAGAAAGAAAACAAATTACTTTGAATATTATTCAAGAAAACTTCTCAAAAAATTCTGTTTTAAAACAAGAATTATATCTTTATAAATCTATACTAGAGAATAAAGATAAAATGACCAATGATTTTTCTGAACGTTTTTTAATAGAGACTAAAAAAGATTATAATTCTTTAGATAGAAAAAGCGTATTTAACGCACAGACGAAGTTAATATCTCAAATAAATCAACAACTAGGGGCGGAAATTTTTAATAATTTTGTTCCAAACTATAAAGATATAGCCACTGTTGGCTCTTGGTTTCAAGATAACAA